GAAACATTAATTAATAATGGTAAATTAATGATAGTTCCTACTAGTGATATTAGAGGTATTGAAATATCTGAGAATGATTGTTTGTATGTTACTGAAGCACAAAATACTGATTCTTATACTATGAGGACAATTATTCAAAGAGCAAAAGAAGGTTGTAAGATTATTATTGAAGGAGATATGTTGGAACAACAAGATATTAGATATTGTAGAGAAAATGGTATGCAAAGAGTTATTGATGTATTTAAAGGTACTAAATATTTCTCTTGTGTAAAATTAAAGAATATTTATAGAAGTCCTTTGGCAGATATTGCACAGGATATTTAGATTGATAATATAAATTTACTCCTTCAGACTGTTTCTCTGTGTGGAGTTGATGACGGAATGTGTCTCTGTCATCTTTTTTATTTTATAAGATAATTAAAATAAAGGAGATGATAATAAAATTGAATAAAAAATATTCACTTGATTTTGCAAAACAATATACTTATAATTTAGGATTTATTTTACTTAGTGATAGTTATAAAAATAATATAACTAAATTAAAATTGATCGATAAAGAAGGTTATTTATATTTTATATCATTAAATAGTTTATTAAATGGATTTTTACCAGAAAGATTTCATAAATCTAATATTTATACTATAGAAAATATTAAAAATTGGTTAAAATTAAATAATAATACTTTTATATTATTAACCAAAGTTTTTGAAGGTAGTAATAAACCATTAATATTAACATGTAAAGATGGATATATGTTTTATTCATCATGGATGGTATTACACAGAGGTTGCATACCAGAAAAATTTCATAAATCAAATCCATATACAATTCAAAATATAAAACTTTGGTGTAATTTAAATAGTAAACAATTTGAATTGGTTAGTGATAAATATAACGGAAGTAATAAACTTCTTAAATGGAAATGTTTAAAGGAAGATTGTGGAGAAAATTTTAAAAGCAATTGGGGAAATATTATTTCAGGACAAGGTTGTTCAGCATGTGTTGGAAGACAAATAGGGATATCTAATTGTCTAGCAACCAAAAATCCAGAATTAGCAATAGAATGGAATTATAATAAAAATGGTGATTTAACTCCTTTTGATATTGCTCCTTTTAGTAATCAACATGTTTGGTGGAAATGTAGTGAATGTAAAAGAGAATGGTATGCCAGTATAAATGGTAGAAATCAAGGAAGAGGTTGTTCAATATGTAATCAATCTAAAGGAGAAAAAAGAATTAGTAAAAAATTAATAAATGATAATATATTATTTGAACCACAAAAAGAATTTGAAATGCTTATAGGTGTTAGAGGTGGTAATTTATCATATGATTTTTATTTGTCAAAATACAATTTACTTATAGAATATCAAGGAGAACAACATGAAAGATATATTCCTGGTTTTCATGGATCATATGAAGATTTTGAAAGGCAAGTTGAGCATGATAAAAGAAAAAGAGAATATGCGAAGAATAATAATATAAATTTATTAGAAATTTGGTACTATGATTTTGATAATATAGAAGAAATTTTAAATAATTCCATTATGGAGGATAATTAATGGATATTAAAAGAAATAAAGAAGAATCTTTTTTAGATTATGCTGAAAGATTAATAATAAATAAAAATTTACATGATTTAGACAGATGTGAAATTTATGAATTATTATATAATAAACAAGTTTCTTCAGATCACGCTAGAAAAGCATTAACTGTATTACAGATGACTATTGATGAACATAAGAAAAGTATTATAGATAGTCAGATACAAAATATTGATGAAAATAAAAACATAGAATCAGAATTAACTAAAAACTACAAAAATACTATAGAGTTAAATAAAGACAATACGCAAACTAGTGAAAAATTAATTCAAATGTCAGAAAATGATGCAAAAGATGTTGAATTTCTTTTAAAATCACATGGTTATGATTCTAAAGTTTTTCAGTTAGTATCTGCTAGAAATAATATATGGAACAGTTATAGTAAGAAAGATGGAATCATGACGTTATATTCAAGTAAAATTACTGTTAAACCTGTCACAGAATATAAATGGAATATTGAAGATATTAATAAGTTATTTGCTAATATTAAAACAGAATATAAAAATAAATGTGATATCATATCAAAACAATATGAACAAAATGGTGATACTTTAGTTGTTCCGATTGCGGATTTGCACTACGGTTTACTTTCTGATACATATTCAACTGGCAATGAATATAATTTAGAAATTGCAGAACAAATTTATTATTATACTTTAAACGATATTATCAATAGAGTAAAACATAGAAAATTTGAAAAAGTATTATTTGTTGTAGGCAATGATGCAATAAATGCGGATAATTTATCAGGTACTACAACTCGTTTAACACCACAAGATAATTCTGCATTATGGTTTACTACTGTAGTAAAAGCAACTCAATTAATTATTAATGGAATTGATATGTTGTCAGAAATTGCTCCAGTTGATGTTCAATATGTACCATCTAATCATGATTTACATACTATGTTTGGAATAATGCAAACAATAAATGCTTGGTATAAGAATGATGATAATATTAAAATTGATTCCTCTCCCCTACCTCGTAAATATTGTAGAATAGGTAAAACATTATTATGTTTATCTCATGATATGAAAATTAAAGATGCATTGAAGATTATAACTACGGAAGCAAAAGATATGTGGAGTCAATCAGAACATATAATTTGTATATTGGCCCATTTGCACCAATCTATGATCTATGAAAAACAAGGATATTTAGAGATTATGAGATTGCCTACAGTATCTTCTTGGAGTAGATGGTCTAATGATAGTGGATATATTCAATCCGAAAAGAAAAATCAGAGTTTTATTATTAATGATGATTTAGGTATTACAGATGTGATTAATACTATAATTAAGTAAAATTTAATAAATAAAAACAAAGGGGTAAAAATAAATTATGAACATAACCATATCAACTGAAATAATTGATAAATTCTTTAATGAAATTGAACCAGAATTTATCAAAATTAAAGAAATGAAAGGTGTAAAACTTAATGAGTTAGACCCAAAAGAATTAAATAAATTCCACATTGTCACTGGACAAAGATTAACATTTATGAAATTAATAATGGAAATTTTTACAATTGAACACAAAAAATCAAGAGATATTAAAGACTATGATTTATGTGAATATTTATTTCAAATTTTAAGAAAAATGGGTGTTAGTTTTGATGTACAGTAAAAATTAAAATAATAGATTAATAAGTTAATAGATAATAGATTAATAATATAAAGGAGAGATGTTATTATGGAAGATATTTATACTCAATTAGCATTAGTAGTAGCTACTATAATTTCAGCATTTATAGCTTGGATAGGTAAAGCAATAGTTACTTTTATTAATAGTAAGAAAGATTTAATTAATATTCAAACTTCCACAGAACAAAATAAATTAAAAGAAACTATTATTGAAAATGTAATAAAAGCAATTAATCAAGAATTCTCTGATATGTCAAACTATATGAAAAAAGAAAGTGCTGTCAATACTATTGCAGAAATTTTTAAAAGTAAGAAACTTCCTATTGATGAAACTATGATAAGAAGTTATGTTGAAGCAAAAGTATCTGATACAAAAGCAAAAGTAATTAAAGAAATAGAAAATATTGTTACTGAGAAAGCGAAGGAATTTTTAGATAAGTAGTTTGTTGGTTGAAATATTTATTTAGCTAAATTAAATAAATTAAATATATTAAAATAATAGTGAATTGAGGTAAAATAAATATGAGTGCTTATTTTGCCATTGATGGCATTGCTAATAGTTATCGTAAAATGAGTGATTTAAATCTTATTCAAAAAGGTTTGGGTGATGTAAGTATTGTAGATGATATTAATGGGATTCCTATTATAAGAATTAATACAAAGAAATGGGATAGAAAAGATAAGGTATTATTTGTATTAGAAAGTAGAATTGGTGATATTATAGATGATATTGAAGATATAGTAAAGTTTAACAAAGAATTTAGCTGCTTTGTGATTGATGCAGATGATATTGAGAAATTGAATAGTAAGTATAGTTGTTGGTGTAAAAGTGGTGGGATTAAGAATATTGTGAATGATGACGGTGAAATTGTGGAAGAAGATAATGATGAGAAAGATGAAGAATGGGAATTACCTATTGTGGTTGTTAGTGGTAGGAAGTAAATTTAGTTAAGTTGGTAAAATATTAACCGAAAGGTAATATAAATATGGAATATTTAATACCAAATGATAAAGTAATAGAAGAAATGAAAATTAATTCTGCAATTAGAGATCGTCGTATCTATATTTGTGAAGAGATAGACAGAGATTCTATCTTCAAAGTAATATATTGGTTAGATAGAATTAAGGCAATTGATAAAAAGAATAATACTAAAGAACCAATAGAAATAGTTTTAGATACATATGGTGGTGATGCGTATTCAACAATTGCGTTATGCTCTAAAATTAAGAGTATGATTAATGATGGATATAATATAATCACTACTGTTCATACTACTGCATTTTCTGGTGGATTTTGGATATTAACATGTGGAAGTGAACGTAGAGCATTACCTGATTCTAGAATTATGGTTCATAGTATTATTTCAGGAACATTTGGTAAACATCAAGAAATGATTGATGATATGGAAGAAACTAAAACAATGTGGAATAAATTAAAAGAAATAGTCACTGAAAATACAAATATTTCTGATGATAGATTAGAAGAAATTAAGAAAATGAAATATGATTGGTATTTTTGGGGAAGTGAAGCATTGAAAGATGATTTAAAAGTAATTGACTATTTAATTTAAGGAGAAAAAATATGAAAGAAAAAGAATGTAAAATTAATTCAAAAATAAAAACAGAAACAGATTCATTGTCTACATCCCCTACTCAATCATCTGATGTGATTTTATTCTTTGAACCATTAGAGATAAATACTTCAAACTTAGCAGAAAATACAATACAATTAGACAATGAAGAATTTATGAGAGGATTAAAAGATTCTAGTTATGTTTGTGGTATGTATACTGGATTATTAAATTCAGGAATTTCTGTTGAAGATGCTATTGAAATAGTTATTGGAAAATTAAATATAGAACATAGTCTTGAAGTAGTAAAAATTAATGCTAATGCAAGTATTGAATGTAGTAAATATGCAACATTGGTTAAGGAAAAGGAATTATTGTAAGATTGTTTTAGATTGTAAATATAATATTTTATTAATATATATTTTAAATATTAAAGGAGAAATTTCATACATGAATTTATTTAAATCTGAAAGTCTATATGATTCTGATAATGGAAAATGGATTGAAAAGTATTGGATAAATGAAGAAGAAGTTGATGGAGATTTATATTTTTATAAATTAGACAGAGAAAAAGATATTGAAGATAAAAATTTAAAAGAAGAATTGGAATCACAATCACAAGAAACTATGAATATTTGTCATGGATATTGTGAAGGTATTTGTGAAGGTTGTTGTGGAGAATGTGGTAATGAAAATGAACAAGAGGTAGATTATGATGAATTGTTAGATATTTTTGCTAATAAAATTCAGAATACTGGTGGTTGTCCAGAGTGTATTAAGGAAATTTTAGATGAGTTTGCTGATATTATTTTGGAAGCAAATGATGAAGATAATTGTGATGATTGTGGAGAAAATCCTTACGAGTATGATGATTGTGGAGATTGTAATGAATGTGTTTGCAATAAAGAAGAATTCACAGACCAACAAATTGAAGAGATAAAAATGATAGAATATTTTGCGTATAAATTAGACAATGTAGATTGTGATTGTGGTTGCGAGATGAGAAATTTACTTTATGAATTATTTAGTATTGGTAAGAATATTGGATGGAACGATCATAAATGTTTTATGAAAGAATTAATGGAAGAAGCATTAGAAGAATAAAAAATATTATTTCAATATAGATTAAATTCACTAGTTTAATTATTAGTGAATTTTATTGTATATTGTAATTTATAAATGTTATTTTTAAGAAACGAGTTTTGAATAGGGTAGCTCCCTATCTCTGTGTGGACTCGTTTCTTTTTTATTTTAAATATAAAAACACACAGAGAAATAAATAACACAGAAAAGAGGTATATAAATGTTAATAACAAAAGAAGTAGAAACTGTTTGGTCTGGTAGAATGAAAAAATATTATCAAAATAAAGGTTATCCATTTACTAAATTAAATGATGAATTAATTGTTAAAGTTGAAGATTTGCCAGAAGGAAGTCATGTTTTTGTTAAAGTAAAATGTGATAATAATGATTGTGCCAAAATTTTAGATATACCTTGGCAAACTTATTTAACTCACAAACATGAAGATAATAAATATTATTGTAATAAATGTGTTAAAAAAATATATAGTTCCAATAAATTAAAATTAACAAGACTTAAAAACGGTAAATCATTCGAACAATGGTGTATTGAGAATAATAAACATGATGTTTTAAATCGTTGGGATTATAAATTAAATAATTGCAAACCAAGTGAAATAAGTTATGGTAGTAAAACAAAAATATATTTAAAATGCCCAAGAGGATTACATAAGAGTGAATTAAAATCAATTAATGATTTTACTAGTAATTTTAGTGATGGAATTATACGATGTAAGAAATGTAATTCATTTGCACAATATTTAATAGATTTATATGGAAATAATGCTTTAGAATTGTATTGGGATTATGAAAAGAATACTGTTAGTCCATGGGAAATTGATAAAAATTCAATAAATAGAGTTTATATCAAATGTCAAGAGAAAGATTATCATGTTAGTTCAAAAATATTAGTTAATTCATTTACATCAATGGGAGTTAGATGTTCATATTGTGGTACTAAAAATGTCCATTTATTAGATTCTTTAGGAACATTATATCCTGAAGTAGTGAATATATGGAGTAATAAAAATAAAAAGACTACATATGAGTATTCACCACATAGTAATGAAGATATATATTGGAAATGTCCTGATGATAAACATAAAGATTTTAAAAGAGATATTGCTTTATCTAATTTAGTAAATTTTAGATGTCCTAAATGCACACAAGAAAAAGAAGAAAGTATTATACAAGAATATACTAGATTATATATAAATAAATTAGGGTATGAAATTTTACATGAAAATAATTGTACATTAAATCCTAAAAATATTGTAAAACATGTTTCAATAAAAAAGACATTTAATTTAAGATATGATAATGAAATAATTATAAATGATAAACATTTGATGATAGAAGTTAATGGTAAACAACATTATGAAGTTAATTCATGGCATAAGAAACTTGCTGATAAATATCATACAACACCAGAATATGAATTAGAATATCAACAAAGAAAAGATAAATATAAAAAAGATTATGCTATATTTAAAGGATATTTATTTTTAGAATTGCCTTATTGGATATTTGATGATAAAAACACATATAAAATTTTAATAAATAATGCAATAAAGGAGATGATGCCAGATGCCAAGATTAACCAAAACTAATAAGAATATCAAAGAAGTTAAAACGGTATCTGGAGAAGGTTATTGTAGAATTTGTATGAAAATGCTTCCTATATCCTATTTTTACGAATGTACAAATCCAAATATAGATAAGAATGGTTATCTTTCAGTTTGTAGAGATCATTGTAATGAGATTTTCGATAATTATTTTTCAATACATAATAATATAGATATAGCTTTAAAATTAACATGCAGAGATTTAGACGTAAGATATAGTGAAGAAGCATTAAAACAAGCACAATCTCATGTAGAAAATTTAATGTCAAAAGGTAAAAAAGCAAATAAATTATTTGGATATTACAAAAGTAAACTTGGTTCAACAGGAAAGAAAAATGAAAATTTTGAATCATTTAGATTTAAAGATAGTGAATTTGAAAATATTATTAATACTCAAGTTGAAGAAGAAATTGATGACGATTTAGTTTTATTTTGGGGAAGAGGTTTTTCATTAGATGATTATATATTTCTAGAATCTGAATTATCAAATTGGCAAAAAACTCATAAATGTGATAATCAAGCAGAAATAACATTACTAAAAGAAATTTGTATAAAAATATTAATAATTAGAAACAAACGTGCTAATGATGAAAATGTATCACAAGATGTAAAAGAATTACAAGAATTATTTAAAACCGCAAGTGTAGATCCAGCTAAAGCTAATGTTGCAAGTGCTGGAAAATCACATGATGCATGGGGATTATTTGTTAAGGATATAGAACAATTTAGACCTGCTGAATGGCATGATAAACAAGAAAAATATAAAGATATGGATGGTTTTATTCCATATATTAAAAATTATATATTACGTCCTATTAAGAATTTTGTTACTGGAAATAGAGATTTTCAAATTAACGATAATATTAATGTTAATTTAGAAGATGAAGAAGTAGTTGATGCCAGTGGGTAGGTCATATAAAAAATATGAGAATAATTTTAGTAAATATGCAGGTCATAGTAATCAATTTAAAGCACCTAAATCAATGATTAAAGAAAAAGACGTAACAGAACAATGGAGAGAAAATATAATTGATTGGAATACATATTTTAGAAGAAATATCCACAGGTTCATCCAGTTTTATTTTCAAGTAGAACTTCACTGGTATCAAATAATATGGATATATTTTATGAGTATTTCTGAAGCATTTGTAAGTATTGCTAGTAGAGCAGCAGCAAAATCATGGTTAATTGCTTTATTTGCATTAGCAAGGGCTACACTTTGGCCTAATTCAGAGGTTGTAGTGGTCGCATCCACACAAAAACAAGCAGGAATTATATTAGGAAAAGTTGCAAGATTTAGACTTGATCATCCTAATATAGCAAGAGAAATATCAGATTTCGCAAATACTAATAATAATAGGGTTTGTACACTTCACAACGGCAGTACAATAAAAGTGGTTGCTTGCAATGAAGGTGGACGAGGAGAACGCTCTACATTTACAATCGCAGAAGAATTTCGGATAATGGACAAAAATAAATATGATAGTATTGTAAAACCTTTTGCTTATGCTAGACAAACACCTTATTTAAAAAATCCTATATATCAACATTTAATTGAAGAACCAAGAGAAGTATTAATTTCTTCTGCTTATCATAAAGCTATGTGGTGGTATGAAGAAACAAAAACAATGATTAAAATGATGTTAAATGGCGAAAATGTTGGGTTTATAGCTTTTGATTATCCTATTGCTATTAAACATGGTATTAAAACAAGAAAGCAAATATTAAGAGAAAAGTCTACAATGGATAAAGTAACTTTTATGGAGGAGTATGAAAATATTCCATTTGGTGAAAATAGTAATTCATATTTTAAATTACAAATGTTTAATAAAAATAGAATTATAAAAAAATCATTTTATCCTTTAAGAAAAGATTTATTAGATAAAAAGAAAAATCCACATAATATTAAAAAATCAGATGGTGAAATTAGATTAGTATCTATTGACGTAGCAACTAGGAAAGGTGAAAAAAATGATAATACTATTATAACATGTATTAGATTACTTCCTACTGCAAAAGGCTATAAAAGAGAATTTGTTTATATGGAATCTCATCAAGGAGAACATACTGCTTTACAATCAATTAGAATTAAGCAAATATATTATGATTTTGAAGGTGATTATATTGTTCTTGATTTACATAATGTAGGAATAACAATTTTTGAAAGATTGGCAGAAGTAACTAAAGATGAAGAAAGAGGCATTGAATATGATGCATTTACAGTTTATGAACATAAATCACTAAGTAATAAATTAATTGAAGAATTAAAAGAAAAAACATTATCATTAAATGCAAAACCTGTGATATATCCTGTTTTAGCAGATGCTAAATTTAATAGTGATGTTGCAGTAGATTTTAGAGATAAATTACAAAGAAGTATGTGTAGTTTTCTTGTTGATGAAAGTGAAGCAGAAATATATTTAACAAAAAATAATAAAGAATATATAGGTAGCAATGATGTAGAATTAAGTAATTGGTTTATAGCACCTTATTTGGAAATGGAATTACTTATAAATGAAACTATAAATTTAGAGTATCATATTTTAAATGGTAATATTAAATTAGAAACTGTAGGAACTGCCCGAAAGGATCGCTACACTAGTTGCTCATACGGAAATTTCTTTGCTTCATTATTAGAAATTGATTTATTAAAGCAAAATCAAGATTCAGACTATGATTTCGTATTTTCATTTTCATAATAACACATTATATTTATAATAATATTAATAAAGAAAGGAGGATTTAATTGTCAAAAAAACAAAAAGAAGATCCTCAAACACAGCAAACAGAAATAAATACTAATACATCTCCCCCATTATCTAATTCTAATGAAATAGAATTAAATTCATTATCTTATAGTTCTTTTTCATTAGGAAGATTAGATACAGATTATATATCTATGAGTGATTTAAAACAGTATGTAAAATATCCTATGATATATAA